TCCAGAAGCAGGGCGGAGTCCTCGATCAGGACACGGCCAACGAGCTTGGCGCACTTAACACCCCCTCTTACACTTCGATTGCTAACACGATGGGTGGCAAACTTCTGGTGCTCGACCAGGGCGAGTCCCTCAACTCCTTTCAGAGCAACCGACCTAACAGCAGCTTCACTGGCTTTATTGCGGCGCTTGAACGCGACATTACAATGGGTGTCCTACCCTTCGAATTTGTCTCCGATCCGAGTAAGCTAGGCGGACCAAGTGTAAGGCTCGTAACGGCCAAGGCTGGCCGTGTCTTTGCTAAGTATGCCACGATCATCATCGAGCAGTTCTGCGTGCCGACTTGGGGCTACATCATCGGACAGGGTATCGCCGCCGGCGACATCCCAGACGACCCGCACTGGAACCGCGTTTCTTGGACCACCCCGAAGTCTGTCACCATCGACGCTGGCCGTGAGTCTGCTAGTGATCGTGCAGACCTAGAGATGGGGCGTGTATCTTTTAGCGAAGACTTTGGACTGCGTGGCCTCGACTTTAAAACCGAGGTGCATAAGCGCGCTGCCGACATTGCCTTCATTAAGCAAATGGCTGATACACACGGCATCCCTTTCGAGCTGCTCTTCCGCCCGACCAACACCCCGATCGGTACGGTCGAGGCCGTCGACTCCGAAGACGAGCCTGTCGCCGCCGACGAACCTAACTCCTAACTTTATGCGATTCCTCACGAATGGCCTCTCGGGCCGCGAGCCCCTCCTCATCGACCCGGCTAAGGCCAAGGACCACGCTGTCCTGGCTGAGAAGTTCGGCTTCACCGATATGCTTGCGCAGCTCTTCGGCATCGCCCCAAAGCCCTACGTCACCGCTGACGGTGTCGGCGTCATCCCGGTCTACGGTGTGATCGGCAAAGGTCTGACCCCTATCGAGAAGATGATGGGCGCCGCTGACGTGGACGAACTCTCTGCCGCCGTCGACGCGTTCGCTATGAACCCCGACGTGACGCGCATCGCCCTGCAAGTCTCTTCCCCTGGTGGCACGGTCACTGGCATCGAGGAACTCGCCAACAAGGTCCGCAACCTTGAGAAGCCGACGATGGCTTACACCGACACCGAGATGGCGTCCGCTGCCTACTGGGTCGCATCCGCCGCTGATCGGGTGATGTCTTCCAAGTCTGCCACGGTCGGCAGCATCGGCGTCTACCTCGCCGTCCCTGACTATTCCGAAGCCGCCAAGATGGCTGGTATCAAGATGGTCGTCATCAAGTCCGGCAAGTTCAAGGGCGCTGGCATCGAAGGCACGACCCTCGACGAAGGCCAGATGGCGAACCTTCAAGAAAGCGTGGATGAGATTCACTCCGAGTTTAAAGCCGCTGTCCTGATGAAGCGCAAGATGGTCAAGGCCGAAGCCATGGAAGGCCAGACCTTCTCTGGCAAGCAGGCCGCCGCCCAGGGCTTAGTGACCGGGCTGGCTGACTCCTTCTCCGAAGCCCTGCGGTCCTTCTGATGGCTATCGACGTCCCTGACTACGTCTCCAACGCCGCCGAGCGTGGCCTTGAATGGCACGCCGATGGCAAGTCAGGCGACGGCGTCACCGATCAGACCTTACGCGAAGCCCGCGACATGGCCGGCGGGAGCGTGTCCGAAGACAAGGTGCGTCGCATGGGGCCGTGGTTCCGTCGGCATCGCCCGGACATGGACGCCCCTAAGAACAAACCCGACAACGAAGACTTCCCGGGTGCAGGTGCTGTAGCCTGGGCGCTCTGGGGTGGGCCTACTTCTGGCGACATCATGCGCGCAGCTGAATGGGCTGAAGCCAAGGTCGAGCAACTAGACAAAGCCTCGGCTGTTTCCAACTCCCGCAAACTCAAGATGACCATCGAAGAACAACTGCTCGAAGCCTCGGCTGCCCTCTCGGGCCTCACCGCCGAACGCGATGACCTCCGTGCCACCGTCGAGAAGCTCACCGTCGGCGCCGCCGCGGAACTCGAAAGCCTGAAGGTCGAAGCCGCCGTCAAGGACGCCTCGATCGCCAGCCTCACCGAAGTCGTCAAGACCATCGAAGCCGAAGCCGCCGCCCTCAAGGCCGCCGCTCTCGAAGCTGAAGCCGTTAAGGTCAGCGCCTCCAAAGAGGCCGCTAAGATTGCCGCGTCTGTCGGCGTCACCCCGGTTGCCCTTCCCCAGGGCGACGGCGCTCCTGCCGAGGCCGTCAACCACTACGTCGCTTTCATGGCCCTGCCTGTCGGGTCCAAGGAACGCAACGCCTACTTTGAGGCCCATCGCTCCGCGATCATCAAGGCCTCTTTCTAATTTCCCCCTAACACTACTCATTACACATCATGGCTAATTCCATCACCGCCGCCCCGGCAGTCCTGTCGGCTGGCGTCCTCTCCGCTCTCGTCAACAAGCTGCCCGTTCTCTCGGGTATCTCGTCCGTCTTCTCGGCTCGTCCCGGCTCCACCGGCATGAGCATCCAGGTTCCCCTCATCGGAACCTCGTCCGCTACTGCCTTCGGCTCTGGCGGCTACCTCACCCAGGACGACGCGACGATCACCGCCGCGACCGTCTCCCTGACCCAGTACAAGATTTCCAGCCGCTTCACCCCTTCGAACCTGAAGGACTACGGCGCTGACTTCTTCGTTAACAACTTCGTCCAGACCGCCTCTATCGGTCTCGCCCAGAAGGTCATGGACACCATCAACACTCAGGTCACTGCCGCTAACTACAGCGTCTCCTCGACCTCCGGTGCTGACCTCTCCTACGCCGAACTCGTCGGTGTGCAGAAGACCCTCGACGACGCCAAGGCCCCGAGCCCTCGCTACGCCGTGCTGAACAGCACCTACGTTTCTGACCTCCGCAAGGACACCACGATCGTTGGCAACAACGTCCTCGGCGCGAACATCATCCGCGACGGCGACCTCGGCATCATCGCCGGTGCCCGCGTCTACCAGTTCGCCAACCTCTCGGCCAATTCGGAGAATCTTGCAGGATGGGTGGCGGGACCCGACGCGATCGCGTTCGCCAGTGCGCTGCCTGACTCTGAAGGCATCCCGGGCTTTGAAGTCTCGAACGCCACGGACGCCGGCACGGGTCTCGGTGTGCAGGTGCTCGTCGGCATGGAGCAGTCCGGCTTCCTGAACGTCACGGCTACCCTGATGTTCGGTGCCGCTGTCGGTCGCGCCACCTCCCTCGTCCGCCTCAAGACCGCCTAATAGCGGCCAAGGCTACGAACTTAAGGGGCTCAGAAATGGGCCCCTTTTTTGTGCCTAGTTCCCAAAGGCGGCAATGATAGGATGAGCCTCTACGCTGACTTTCTCGCTGACGCTAAAGAGATGATTGCGGACTTCGGCGTGGCCGGAACCGCCAACTCTGGGGCCATCACCTTCCAGTGCCTTATCTCCGACCCAGCCGTCATGACCGTCCTCGAAGCAGGGGGGTACATGGAGCGGACCCAGTACTCGGTCAGGATGCCCGCTGTAACGGCCTCCTGGACCCTCCCAGACGGGTCTAATGGGTCATCGGCGGCCCTACTGTCGGCAGGTGTCCCCATCGCCAGCCTAGGCCAGGGGAAGAAAATTGTCGCCGGCGGCAAGACCGTCCGCATCACGACCCAGACCTACAAGCCCGGGTCGGCATGGATCACGCTCGTCGTCATCGACGATAACCAGTAAAGCCGTGGTGACGGTTAGCATCCCTCGGAAGTCCCTCTCCGAGTTTAATGCAACGCTTGACCGTGTGGTTAGCGAGATTGGAATGGATGCACAGAGCGCAGCTACAAAGCAGGCCATGCTCCTATGCCAGGACTTAGCCGTTTTTACTCCGCCTATGGCGGCGGGGGGCGGACAAGGTCTATCTAACGCGGCCAAGAAGGCTGGCGAAGGCGCCGTTGCCGGGGACATCCGTAAAATGTTTGTGGCTATTGGAGACCGTAACGTGAACAGCCAGAAAGCCATTGTTTTCATGAGTCTTGCCCACGCAACGCAGACGAACAACAGGGCGAGTTTTGATAAGATTGTGCGGAAGTCTACCATCGAGACTCTGCGTATCTCGCCGATTATGACTAAAATATTGAACGACCCCAACTATGACAGGGCTTTCCTAAAAGCAAAAAACTACCTTTCACGCGTGCCGATTAAGGCAAACGAATACGGGTTTGATTATGCTAGAGACCTTCGTAGCCATCACGATCGGGTAAAGGCCAAGTTCGGCGGACGCATCAAGCGAGGTCAGAGCATCGGTGTGCCGCGTCTATTAGTTGAGTCTAAGCAAGAGCTCGATGCCTACATCAGGGAACGCCAGATGGCCGTCGGCAAGACTAAGGCCGGATGGCTTCGTGCTTTGACTATGCTAAAGCCACCGATGCAAGCCAATGTCGCAAGTGGTCGGTTTGGCGCAAAGTTGCGAGACACGATGTGGGTAGCTAGGCATGGCGGTCTCGGAACGGCTACGCAGGTCTACACCGTCAAAGAAGTAATGATTCAAATCAAGAACCTGCTCGGCAACGTCAACTACATCGCAGACGCGGCTGACACTCTGACCCTTGCACTAGGCAATCGGGATAAGATGATGCAACAAGACCTGGCTAAGTTTATTGCCCGCACCAAAAGCAAGAACAGGATGTAATCACTTGTCCCCGCGCACTCGCACAAAGACCGGGTGACGAAGGGAGCCTTGCGGGGTCTTCATCTGAAAGTCTACCTCGGCGGTCTGGCCGATGAGCTGAGAACGATCGGCGAGGAGGGCAGAGCGGGTGGCGTTGTCCATGCCAGTGCCGACGCTGACTAGGCGACGCCCGCAGCGCACGACGATGTGGCCCGCCATCCCAGCGCACTTGCCGGTGCCTTCGACCACGTCCACAATCTCGGCGTCAGTAGTGTCGGCGTCCTTGACCTTGAGCCAAGCCCTGGAGCGGATGCCGTGGGCGTAGAGGGCGGCGGTGTCCTTAACCATGGCACCCTCAAAGCCCTCGGAGGTAAATCGGACAAAGGCT